CGCTCAGAGCGGCGTAGAGGCCCCTGAGGAGGTCGAGGAGGAGTCCGAGGTACCCAAGGCCCCTAAAGAGGTTAAAGAGCCTGTAGAGGCTGCTCCTGAGTCTGACGAGTCTGATGAAGAAGATGATGAGAAGCTTAGCCGTGAGGAGAAGTCCTTTAAGAAACGTTATGGTGACTTGCGCCGACATATGGCTGAGAAGGAGAAGGAGTGGAAAGAGAAGCTTGAAGCTGCTAAATCCGACACCTCAGTCCGTCCACCTAAGTCAGACGAAGACATCGAAGCATGGGCAAGCAAGCACCCCGATGTAGCTGCTATCGTAGAGACCATTGCTGAGAAGAAAGCTGCTGAGCGTTTCGCTGATGCTAGTGAACGATTCAAGGAGTTGGATGAGGCTAAGTACGAAGCATCCCGTACTCGTGCTGAGACAGAGATTCGTAAAGCACACTCTGACTTCGATGACCTCCGTGAGGCAGACGAGTTCCATGACTGGGTCGACGAGCAACCTAAGTGGGTACGTGACGCCCTCTATGAGAACTCAGACGATGCCGGTAGTGTTATCCGTGTTCTTGACCTTTACAAGGTTGACAACGGTCTTACACCTTCTGCTAAGAAGGCTCAAGCCAAGGATGCTGCTAAAACAGTAGCTAAGAAGTCCCGTACTGTAGTTGATACAGACGAGGCAGGTTCTTATCTCAAAGAGTCAGTTGTCTCTAAGATGAGTGACAAAGAGTTTGAGAACCGTTACGATGAAATCCAAGAAGCGATGGCCTCAGGTAAGTTTGTTTACGACATCTCTGGCCGTGCTCGCTAATATCATTATACTCAATTAAACCTTGACACCCAAGGACGAGTATGGTATAACTGTATATGTTTAACGGCCCCGCCTTGGATACCCGTGAACATATACAGTAGCCCCTAACGGGGTAGACTACTGAACACTAATAATCTCTAAGACTTACCTGATTAAGTACAGGCCCTGGAGGGACTAGCTGGCAAGCTACCCTGAAAGCACCCTAGAAATCTATCAGCCTCTTATCCCGATTGTTTAGGTTCTCTTAACTGGAATCCTCCCACACATAACTCGATTAACCTTAAGCACCTTGTGTGGGTCTTTAGGATTCTTACTTATCAAGCCAAACATCTAGAAGGATATATACAATGGCTTTCGCATCAGCTGGTGGTTACACCAACTTGCCTAACGGCAACTTCTCAAGTGTTATCTATTCCAAGAAAGTACAACTTGCATTCCGCAAGAAGGCTATCTGTAATGACATCACTAACTCTGACTACTTCGGTGAAATCAGTGCACAAGGTGATACAGTTAAAATCATCAAAGAGCCTGAAATCTCAGTATCAAGCTACGCACGTGGTACAACTATCGCTGCTCAAGACCTTGATGACGCAGACTTCTCACTCGTTGTCGACAAAGCTAACTACTTTGCTTTCAAGATTGACGATATCGAAGAAGCACACAGCCACGTTAACTTCATGGACCTTGCTACAAACCGCGCGGCTTACCGCCTGGCTGACCAGCTTGACCAAGAAGTACTCGGTTACCTTTCAGGTTACAAACAGTCTGCTCTGCACACTGCCGGTGACACTGTAAACGACCAAGTAAACGGCACTAAAGCTGACACAACGGCTGGTTCAGACGAACTGCTGGCTTCAATGAAGCTCCGCAAAGACTCATTTGGTAACATCACAACTGCTTCTGCTGCTGATCACTCGATCCCAGTTGCTGCTCGCCTCCCAGGTGCAACAGCTCTACCAACAGCATATGCTTCACCTGTTATGTTGATCAACCGTATGGGTCGTCTTCTTGACCAACAGAACGTTGATAAAGATGGCCGCTGGATCGTAATTGACCCAGTAATGCTCGAAGTCCTGATGGACGAAGACAGCCGCTTCCTGAATGCTGACTTCGGTGACTCAAGTGCTCTGCGCAACGGTCTTGTTATGAACAAGTGGAATGGTTTCCGCGTATACGTTTCTAACAACCTTCCTTCAGTCGGCACTGGTCCTGCTACTACAGGTACTGACAACCAGAACGTCAACTACGGTGTTATTGTTGGTGGTCATGATTCTGCTGTAGCAACTGCTGAGCAGATCAACAAGACTGAAACATACCGTGACCCAGACAGCTTCGCTGACATCGTTCGTGGTATGCACCTCTATGGTCGTAAGATTCTGCGTCCTGAGGCTCTTGTAACAGCTAAGTACAACTTGGCATAATAACTAACTAGGGGCCCCTTCGGGGGCCTCTAACACTGTACGGACTTCATAGACAAGGTAAGAAATGGCTTATACATACCTAGACATTACTAACGAAGTATTGGCCCGCTTGAACGAGGTGTCTCTTACTTCCTCTAACTTTGGCTCAGCTCGGGGATTCCAGATCCAATGTAAGAATGCAGTTAACGATGCTATTAACTACATCAACCACAGAGAGTTTAACTGGCCTTTCAACCACGCTACCCAGACCGAAGTATTGGTAGCTGGTCAAACTCGTTACACAATTCCTACAACAGCCAAGACTGTTGACTACGATACATTCCGTCTAGTTAAAGACGCTAGTCTCGGTTCAACAGGTGGTGCCCTCTCCCGTCTAGATTACAAAGAGTACCTAGACAAGTATGTAGATCAAGAAGATGATACAACAACACAAGGTGGTCGTCCCCTCTGGGTAGTACGTACACCTGATAACAACTATCTTTTGTATCCATACCCAGATAAAGCTTACACACTTAAGTACGAATACTACGATCAACCTGTTTCTCTTACTGCTGCAGCTGACGTACCTAGTATCCCCTCTGCGTACCGTCAGGTAATCTCAGACGGTGCTACGGCTTACGCATACCAGTACCGTGGTGAGCTAGACCAGTATAGTGCAAACTGGGCTCGCTTCCAGGATGGCATCTCTAACATTAGAAGTATCCTGACTAACCGTTACCCGTACGTACGCTCCACTGTAGTAGAAAGGTCAGGCACCCCTTCCGTCTTTCCTTCCATCTCTTAATAAGGGCTAAATAACATGGCAGATTCCTCTGGTCTTAGCCCCTTTGTGTTTCCTCTCAAGGGTGGCCTAGTCCTCAACCGTTCCAACTTCAACATCGAGTCAGGTATGGCTCTTGAGTTAGAGAACTTTGAACCAGACACAACAGGTGGCTACCGCCGTATAGACGGTTATACTAAGTGGACCTCAGAGAAGGTCCCATTTACTGTATCGGATGCTGAGCCTGTTTTGATGGCAGCTTTCTACCAAGGGGAGGCTATAGCAGCCCGTGGGGAAGCTGTATACCGCTCTACAGACGCATCTAATACCTTAAGTGGGGTCTTAGCCCAGGCAGCTACAACAGTCACTGTAGACAGCACTGCAGGCTTCTCAGACACTGGTACTATTATCATTGACTCTGAGCAGATCAGTTACACAGGTAAAACCACTACGACCTTCACAGGGTGTACTCGGGGTGCTAATAGCACTCTTGACGTTGAGCACTTAGATTCTACAGCAGTATACCAGATGTGGACTTCCATCGACTCTGGGCGTACAGGTGCTAAGAAGTATACGTTCCGCCGTGTTAACTTTAACGGTGTAGAGCTCCTAGCTTTTGCTGATGGGTCTAACAGTGTCTCATACTGGGATGGTACCTCTGTGACAGATATCAACGGGACTAACTCTCCAGTTGATGCACACTACATCTCAGTGTTTAAGAACACAGGTTTCTATACTGGTATGTCGGCTAACCCACAAGAGGTTATATTTACAGCACCTCTTACACTGGATGACTTCTCAGTTGCTAATGGAGCTGGTAGCCTAGTAGTGGACAGCCCTGTAACAGGGATGATCGTCTTCCGCGACAGCTTGTACATCTTCTCAGCTAACCGTATCTATCGTCTTACTGGTAGCTCCCAAGCTGACTTCAAACTAGAACCCATTACTCGTGAGATTGGTTGCCGTAGTGGTTGGACTATTAAAGAGTTTGCAGGGGATGTTATCTTTCTCGGACCAGACGGTCTACGGACTATCGCTGGTACTCAGAAGATTGGTGACGTTGAACTAGGTTCTATTACTAAACCAATCCAAGAACTGTTCCAAGATAAGAAGAGTGTGTCTGAGTTTGAGTCATACGTTATTCCAAATAAGACACAGTATAGAATCTTATTCTCTAAAGACGGTGTAGACGCAGTAGACACTAAAGGTGTTATCTGTAGTGGTAAAGACCAAGGTTATGAGTTCTCTACCACCCGTGGTATTAAGATGTACTGCAGTGATACCGAAGAGTACCAAGGTGACTACTTTATTATGCTAGGTGGTTACGATGGGTACGTATACAGGGACCAAGAGGGTAACACCTTCGACACTACTACAATCCTTGGACGTTACCGTAGCCCAGACATCACAGCAGGTGACCCTGGTATTCGTAAAGCATTTCAACGAGTGATTATCAACTACGCACCAGAAGGTGCCGTTAACTCTGACCTGTTCCTTAGGTATGACTACGAAAGTGCTGAAGTAGCTAGACCAGAGGCTTACCCCTTTGACTCAACGAAGGTTGCTGCTCTATACGGTGTTGGCCTGTACGGTACAGTTACCTACGGTGGTCAGACAGACCCACTGATTAGGCAACCGGTAGAGGGTTCAGGTTTCTCTGTTGCTCTACGTGTTGTAGATAACGGTGTATCGGTCCCATATTCATTAAAAGGCTTCTCCCTAGAGTTTACCACTGGGGCACGGAGATAACAGGAGAGACAAATGGCAGGTTACGTAAGACAAAGTACCTATACTGACGGTGATGTTATTCAAGCGTCTGACTCTAACAATGAGTTCAGTGCACTTCTTGACGCATTCAATAACTCTACAGGTCACGCACATGATGGTACAACAGCTGAAGGGCCTGTCATTGGTCTTATAGGTGATGCTGGTATCACAACCCCTCTTAATAAGATTGAAGTAGACACTGTTAATGATCGTCTTAGCTTCTACGTAGATGTAGCGTCGACAGGTGTTGAACAACTTCGTATCGAAGACGGTATAGCTTACCCAGTTACTAACAACGATATCGATTTAGGTACTTCAGTCTACATGTTTAAGGACGGCTACTTCGCTGGTACCCTTGAGTCAGTTAACCTGCAAGCGACTAACATCAAAGCTAACGATGGTACAGCTTCTGCTTCTATTGCTGATAGCACTGGTGTCTTTACTATCACCTCTGCTGTGCTTACTACTGCTGACATCAACGGTGGTACTGTTGATAACACTGTCATTGGTGCTACAACTCCTCTAGCGGGTAGCTTCACTGCACTGAGTGCTACAGGTAACATCACTGTTGGTGGCACTGTAGATGGGCGTGATGTAGCTGCAGATGGTGTTAAACTCGATGGCATTGACACTCTGTTAAACCAAGGTGTAAACACAACAGACAGCCCTACCTTTGTAACAGTTAACTCTACCACGTTAGATACAACTAACATTGAAGTAACCAACATCAAAGCCAAAGACGGTACTGCTTCAGCCACCATTGCTGACTCAACAGGTGTTATGACTATCCCTTCAGCGGTCATAGCTTCAGCTGGTATCCTTGGAGGTGGGATTGATAACACTGTAATAGGAAGTGTAAGCCCTTTAGCTGGTAGCTTCACTGCACTGAGTGCTACAGGTGGTGGTTCTCTTACTGGTACTTGGTCTGACCTAGGTTCTGTATCCACGGTGGATATTAACGGGGGTACAGTCGATGGTACAGTCATCGGTGGTACATCTGCAGCAGCTGGTAGCTTCACTACCCTGAGCGCCTCAGGGGCCTTTACAGCAGACCTTTCCTCAATCACCTCCTCAGGTGACCTAGCAGTAGCAGACGGTGGTACAGGCGCCTCCACAGCGGCTGCAGCACGTACTAACTTAGATGTAGACCAAGCAGGCACAGCCCTTGCCTTGGCAATCGCCCTCGGTTGAATCAAACAAGGAACTAACAAATGGCTAATACTTTCGTCAACTACACAAGCGCCTCAGTAGGTACTTCACCTTCTACAGTCTACACTGTACCAGGGTCTACTACAGCAGTCATGATCGGTATGACTGTGGCTAACACAGCAGCATCTCAGATTTCTATCTCAGTGCAGTGTGCTGGTGTATACCTAGTTAAAGATGCGGCTATTCCAGCCGGCTCTAGCTTGAGTGTACTAGATGGTAAGATCATCCTAGCAGCTGCTGATACAGTAGTAGTTACTTCTAATACAGCTACTTCTGCTGATGTAATCATCTCAGTACTGGAGCAATCATAATGGCTGGGTATCTCGGCACTAAGGCCGTACTCCTTAGCACTACTGCTGCTAATGTAACAGGTGCCACTGAGCGTACCCGACTTGGTGTACGTTACCCTGAACTACTCGCATTTATTATAGGAGCTATGTAACATGTCAGGATACATTGGCACACAGCCTGTACCACAGGCAACACAGAACCGTGAGAGTTTCACAGCCACTTCAAGTCAGACTAGCTTCGCTACTATTGGCTACACACCACAGTTCCTCGACGTATACCTCAACGGTGTTAAGCTGGTGGATGGCACAGACTTCACAGCTACCAATGGCTCAGACGTAGTATTGACGACTGGTGCAGCCTCAGGTGATGTACTGGAGGTTGTGTCTTACAGCACCTACGAGGTGAACTCACAGAACTACACTGGTGGCCTTACAGTAGACAACGATGGCGCTACTGTCCTCACTGTTGACCGTGCTACATCAGATGGGACTATCATTGACGTGCAGAAGAATGGCACCACTGTGGGGAGTATTGGGGTTGTTGCAAGTGACAGACTTTATATAGCAACAGATGACAGCGCTGACTCTGGTCTTGCCTTTGATGGTGATAACAGCCGCATTTACGCTTGCACAAGCAGTGGGGCTTCATCTGACAATACAACAGATCTGGGGAGTGGCACTCAACGCTTCAAAGACCTCTACCTCTCTGGCGGGGTATACCTTGGCGGCACTGGTGCGGCGAACAAGCTGGATGACTATGAAGAGGGGACTTGGACTGCTGGTTGTACTGTTGGATCATGTGCTGGCGGAAATACGACTTACACAAAAGTAGGTGATCTTGTAACTGTAACGGGCAGGGTGAACACCTTTTCTAACATTGGCGTTGCGAGTCAGGTGTCCATTACGGGCATCCCCTTTTCTATTTCTGGTGATTGGTCTGGCTCTATGTTTGCCAAAGAGTTAAATCAGGTCACTGAGTGTTCCGTTTACGCTAGTGGAACGAGCCTCAAATTCTATGGCGTGTACTCAAGCGGTTACGACCCTCTGCTACATACAGATTTAAGGGCAGGCGCTGAGATTTACTTTTCTGTCACCTACAAGACCACACAATAACCACCCCTGTTGGATCACAGGGTAGTCAGGTGGCAACAACGCCACGATAAACAAGTAATACAAGGAGCCTTACAATGGCAACACTAACAGAACGAACAGAACAGGATAAGATTGAGATCGTTTCGGCTCATAAGTTTATCCAAGTCAGAACAGCCACAGTCATTGAACGTGACGGTGTAGAGATCAGCCGCAGCTTCTCACGCCATGTCGTTGCACCAGATGCAGACATCACAGGCGAGTCATCAGAAGTCCAAGCGATTGCTGCCGCAGTTCACACAGACGAGGTTAAGGCTGCTTACGCTGCACATGTAGCAGCACAATCAGAGGGCATGTCCAATGAGTAAGGCGAGAGAGCTTGCCAATCTTGGCAATGCCTACAGTGATGGGGCTTTGTCAAACCGCAACCTGATTATCAATGGCTCACTTATTGTAAATCAAAGAAACGCTGATACAGCAATTACCTCTGGTTGGCCTGTTGATAGATGGGGAACTGCGGACAACAGGGCAAGCATGACCTATCAGCGGAATGGCGGCGCATACTCTAAAGCTGAAGGATTTGAGAATTATCTACGAATGATAGTTACAAGCCCTGTAACCCGTGCCGCTGGTGACTACGCTGTAATTTACCACCCCGTTGAAGCATACAACATTCAAGCGTTAAAATGGGGTACGCCTCAAGCGGAAAGTGCTACATTATCATTTGTATCTAGGTCAAACGTCACTGGCACTTTTGGCGGGTCAATACAAAATCATGACGGTTCAATGTGTTATCCGTTTACATACACTATTACGTCAGCAAATACTTGGGAACGACATGTTGTTGTCATAGAAGGAGCAACAACAGGCACATGGAACCATGGCAATGGTAGGTGAGTTACCCTTAGTTTTAGTGCGGGTGTGGGGTCCACATACAGCCGTCCCGCTGGCACTTGGACAACGGATTATACTTTCACGGCTACAGGCGCAGTAGACATTACTGACACCTTAAATAACTACCTTGCTGTCACAGGCGTCCAACTCGAAGTAGGCGACACCGTCACCCCCTTCGAACATCGGTCGTATGGGGACGAGCTTGCTAGATGCCAGAGGTATTACTGGAAAAAAACAAACATAAATGGGGTCGGAATTGCCCAAGCAAATGTTTCTGATGCTCTTTTCGCTGTTGATTGCCCTGTTGTTATGAGGGCTGCACCAACAGCTACGGCCCTGAGTGGAGGGTCAACAGATGCTGTTGTTGCTATTTCTGGAACTCCGTCTGCTGGTGGGGCTACAGGGCTTGTTCATTCAACTCACGCCACGCATGTTTTTTATACAATGCAGTGCAGTGGCGGAACGTCTATCGCAAGAATATCATACAATAATGGAACAGCAACGGCAGATGCGGAGTTATAATTATGGAACACTTAAACATTACAGCAGCCCAATATCACCGAGGCTTAGGTGACACGGAGGATCAGAGCATCCAAGCCACCATCGACGGGCAGGAAATGTCAGTCCCGTTAGACCCCTCCAATCGCCACTACGCCGAAATATTGCGGCAGGTCGAGGCTGGTGAGTTGACGATCCAAGGGGCAGACCAGCCATGACAACATCAGAGCACCACTACGCAGAGACACGTATCATTGGCTTCTGGCGCACCTGTGCATTTCTGCTTTTAGGTCCGTTG